AAGTTTTGCATAGAGGTTTATCATGGTAGCAAGTTTAACAGGTGAATTGGGAGCGGGGCTTAGATTAGGTCAGGGCTTAGGTCAAATGGCATCTCAAAGGCAGCAGCAAAGGCTAGGCGCTCAACAGCAAGAGCTATTAGGAGGACTGCGTAGGCAGTCTTTAGGATTGGGTGGTGCTACACCTCAACAACAACAACAAGCATCACTTGAATTATTATCTGCTGATCCAGTAGGTTCTAAAAAATTCTTTGATAGCTTTAGCTCATTAACTACCCGAGATCAGGAATTAACCAAAGAGAGAAACAGTAAAATAGGTTTAGCAGGTTCTAATTTGTTGCAATTTGATGATAGCCAGTTAAATGCAGCTACTTTACAGGCGGCTAGAGCCTTTGCTAATTCAGGTGATGAAGATTCTGCTAATAGGGCCTTGCAGCTCTCTCAATTACCACCAGAAGAGCTTAGGCCGAGATTAGAGGCTTTAACTACTCAATCTCGTGATATCGAGCAAGTTATTGCTAGTGGTGAGAAGAAAGCTAAATCACTGGTTGATCAAAGCCAAAAAGAATTAGATAACGACATTAAGAAGTCTAAAGATGATTTCGATAAAATTGATAAGTTAAGAAAGGGAGTACTTTCAATAAGTAAGGAGTTTACTAAAGTTAGAGATGCTAACAACAGAATCGAGGCTATTTTTGATACAAATAAAAATCCTAAAATATCTGCTGATTTTGCTGCATTAGCTAGGTCTAATCCTAACGCTATTAAGGACTTAACCGATAGCACAGAGGCTTTTGGTGATATGGCTCTGATATTTAACTTTATGAAGATGCTTGATCCAGGTTCAACAGTTCGAGAGGGTGAATTTGCGACTGCTGCCAATACTGGTGGTGCTGATGAGAAGCTTATTAACTTTTATAATAACGCCTTGAAAGGTACTCGATTAACCGAAGCTCAAAGGGCTGGTCTAAGGTCTCAGGCTACTGGTTTATTCGGTAAAGCTAAAACTCAAAATGATAAAGATTTGAAAAGGTTTAGAAATAGCGCTGAAGCTTTTGGGCTTCCACAAGATCAGATATTCGAGACAGTTGATGATCTTTCTAGTGTATCTGAAGAAGAATTAATTAAAGCGGCTCAAGGTGGTTAATCATGGCTAATGGTATATCCCCAGAAGCGGCACGAGCTGAATTAGCTAGAAGAAAGGGTATAAACCCTGATGCTGCTCGTGCTGAGTTGGAAAGAAGAGGTATTGCTATTCCAGACGCTGCTCCTGTTGTTGCTCCTGCTCCACAACCAGAGGCTGGTTTTTTTGAATCACTTCAAGAAAGCGTCACTGGCTCCCAAAGGCAAGCGGCACTTCCTGAAGATGTTCAACAATTACCAGAACTAGGTAGCTTAACAAGCCCTGTTTCCACTGGTGAGTTTGGTAGTGATATTCAAATTGCTGCTGGACTTTTAACAAGTTTCGACCCTAAAGCAAGAATGGATATTATCCGTGATGCTGTTCCCGGTGTTGAGTTTGAGCAGGTAAATGATACTACTGTCGTTAAACTTCCTAATGGCCAGCAAGCGGTTTTAAATGCCCCCGGCTTAAGTCAATCAGATATTGTTAGCGGTATTGCTCAGGTTTTAGCATTTAGCCCAGCTGGAAGGATAGGAGCTTTAGGTAGAAATTTAGCACAAAGAGTAGGTTTAGGCGCTGTTACTTCTGGAGCTACAGAGGCTGCCTTGCAAGGAGCTTCTAAAGCATTAGGTAGCGAACAAGAAATTGATAAAGTCCAGATTGCCACGGCTGCTGGATTAGGACCTGTGGCAGAATTAGGGACAGCTGCCGTTACTGGTGGTAAACGATTGGTAGAAGCTTCAAAACAAGCGATCCCTGAACAGGTTGCTAATGCTTTGGATAAAGGGCTTGTATTTACTTCTGATTTATTTGAGCCTGATAGCTTTCTTGGTGCTAATTTACAGAGATTGGCTGAAAAAATACCTGTTATTGGGACAGGGCCTATTAGAAGCATTCAACAGAATGAAAGGGTGCAAGCTGTAAGAGATTTGGCTGGTGAGTTTGATGTTGATATTGACTCATCATTTGAAGAAGACATTATATCATCTGCGACTAAGGTATTTGAAGGCGCTCAAAAAAGGGCTAAAACCTTTAGAAAAGATGCTGTTAAAGAGCTTGTTAAGGGTGGGGAAGTTGATGTTAATAACGCCAAAGCGGTTGTTGCTGATGAGATAGCCAAGCAAAAAGGTTTAGGTGATAGAGCAAGTCAACCTTTGATTAAATCTCTAGAATCGATTGAGAAAGAATTATCTGGTGATTTTAAGCGTATTGGTGATATTAGAACGACTATTCACAATGAGATTTCTGATATAAACAAGCCTAATAATGTGCTTCCATCGTCTGCGGAAGCCATATTGAATAATGTTAGAAGTGCTATTACTTCTGATATGAAAAGCTTTGCTGGTGATTTTTCTAAACAAGCCAGAGAAGAGGGTGATAAATTAGGTGCCAAGGCACTATCTAAATGGAATGCATCAAACCGTATTTTTGCAGATGGTTTTCAAAAGGCCAAAGATACCCAGCTTAAAAAGGTTCTATCTAAAGGTGAAGCAACTCCCGAGGTTGTTTTGACGACTATTCGTGGTGGTAAGGTTTCGGACCTTAACCGACTTAACACGAATCTAGATGCTGGCGGCAAACAAGCGGTTAGGCAAACTATTATTCGTGATGCCCTCGATAAAGCCACAAAAGGTGGTGTGGAGGAAGTAAATCCTACTATATTCATCAATGAGCTAAACCGTAAAAATAACAGGAAAGCCACTAAGGTATTCTTTAAGGGCAATGCCGGGAAAGAGCTTGAAGGTTTAAAATTGTTTTTGAACTCAACTAAAAGAGCTCAACAGGCTGGTACATTAACGCCAACAGGTCAAGAATTATTGGCTCCTGCTACTGGTATTTTGCTGGGTGTTTCTGCTCCAGTTTCGGCTCCAGTTTTGGGTACCATAGCGGGTGGTGCAAGAATATTTGAAAGCCCGACAGTTAGAGATTTAATGATTAAATTAGGGCAGACTAGTTCTAAAGAAGGTAAAGAGAAATTGATTAGAAAGCTTCAGCCTTTGATTTTAGAGGAATCACGACGACTTAATGCAGAGGATAAATAGTAATAATCTTGGGCAATGCAGGCCATACAAAGCACCCAAAAAGCTAGCATCATGTAGAAGTTTTCATGGTAAAAGGCCACAGCTAGACAGAATAGAGTTGAGAGTATTATTGAGTTGAATATTTTATCCATTAACGAAGTATAACCATAAAATAGAGTAAGTAAAATGGCAGGAAAATACACAGATACACATCCACAATTTACCGTCTTTGTAAATGGTAGTTTTGCGCCAGCCGCAGATGGTGAGGTCGAGTTTTTCACGGTTGGGAATACTGGTATTGGTAATAGGAAGGATACTTATTCTGATCCAGCATTAACCATTCCAAACCCTAATCCAGTTCCTTTAGATGGTTTTGGTCGGAGTATCAACCCTATATTTCTTTTAGGCAGTTATAATACAGTAATTCGTGATTCTGAAGGAAATCAGTTAGATGAGGTTGATAATGTGTCTGGCCCGACTGATGCAGAGGGAGTTCCTTCTCAGGTTGTAGATTTAGCGGCTGATTTAAAGCCAATAGATACTACAGATTTCCAATCGGTTTATGTTTTAGGTACAACAGTAATAGGTGATGGTGGTCAGGGGCATTTCTATTTTAGTTCAACTTCAACAGAATCAGATAATGGAGTTGATATTATAGAGCCTGATGTAGGTGGTGGACGCTGGCTTTTACAAAATAATGCTCATAATTCAATTTATAGCCAAGATGCATCGGGAACAACAGATGTATTTACAATAGCACCTACGCCGGGAGTAATCGATTTAGATGGATCAAGGGTTTATTTTGTGCGTAGCTTAGGGGCAAATACTTTAAGCTCTCCGACTTTCCAAGTAGGAACATCGGCTGCTAAAAGCTTAAGAAGGCATGATGTTGCAGTAATGCAGATTGGGGATACTGGTCCGTCAGGTTATGAGATGATTTTAAAACTAAGGACTAACGAATCGGCTTATACCCTTTTAAATCCTTACATTAATATTGATGGCCAATTTCTAGTAAATTCAATTAATGCTGATAAGTTGGTAAATCAGACCGTTGATACATTACAATTAACAAATGGAGCGGCCACAAATTTAAAATTAGATAATATGGGCGCATCTACAGTTAAAGCAAATTTATCAGGAGGCTCAGCCGTACCTAGCGATGAACCTTTAACAACTTTCAAATCTGCGTTAAATATAACAGCCGGGGATGTTTCTGGACTTGGCCCCTTTGCCCCATCAACTAAAACTACTATTGTAAATACAGACCTTGTTAATAATAATATTAATTATGAAAAATTAGTTAATCTTACTGGACCGGGGGTGTTAGGTAGAAATTCTGCTGGGTCCGTTACAGAGCTTCTGCTTCAGACAAACATGGTTAATAGTGATGCTATAACTTATGACAAGATTCAAAATGTAGTTAATGATCAAAGGATTTTAGGAAATGTAGCTGGAGCAGGTGGTATTGTTAGTGAATTGACTCTTCAGAATATATTAACTTTTCTTGGTGTTTCTGGATCAGTAGCAGCGGAGTCTATAAATATTGTTATACCAATAACGGATTCAGTTAGTATTAGGATATCGGGAGGTCATCAAGATATCAATTTAACTGACACTGTAAATTTCCCAACAACTTTCGGGGCTGTACCTATAGTGATGTTTCAATTATTAGGCTCTGGCGATAACATTATGACGGACACAGTGACTACTACAGGTTTTGGAACTGCAAGCGCAAGCGTATCTCTTAGACCAATTTATTATTTAGCAATTGGCTTGGCTTAATAATTATAAATAATTTAGATTCTTAGGAGTATTAAAATGGCACGATCAAATTACACAAAATTATATGTTGGAGAAGATTATAATTCTGCTCCTGAAACTGAATCAGATATTGAGTGTAAAGTTTTTAGAAATACGCCTATAACTACGGTTCAGAGAGATGCTTTAACGGCTGAAGCTGGCATGGAAATATATAATTCAGATTCTAATCAATTTGAATTTTATAATGGTACTGTTTGGGGGGCTTCTTAATGCCTAGGACTAACTTTACAAAGCTTGGGATAGTAGGAACAAATGAAACAAGTTCAGATATTGAGCTAATCGTTAAGCAATATCAGCCCATACCCGAGACAGAGAGAGATTCTTTATCTGCTGTTGATGGTATGAAAATATACAATTCAGATACAAATACCCTGCAAGGTTATATTAATGGCTCTTGGGATGCCGCTATTCTATGCACAATGCTAGACTTGGCGAACGCTGGGCCACCTCCAACCAATGCAACTGTGGTCTATGACCCTGCGCCGAATACGAATAGAATGTCAATCACACGCATAGCAGCGGGAGGGGCTTCTTCTGCTTTTGGTGCGGATGTTGTAAATACGTTTGATCTTACTGGCTCGGTTCCTGTTGTTTTCTCTGTTAGTTGTCCTATGCCTAGTGTCTTAAATGATGGTGGTGCTTGCGGTTTAGCTATATTTGATTCAGTTGGGTTCACTGTGATCCAAGGTATTTCTTTCCATTTTGGCACAGGTTCAAATGGTCAGTTTAAAGACCCTAACGGAACGCCCATAAGTGCTGCTAATATAGCTTATCCAACGACCCCTAAATACAAACTTCAAATTGAAGTACACGAAGACGGAAGCGCAACATACTCTGATAACAACGGGCAATCAGGGTCACTCAGTAGTTCCGGCTCATTTACAGGTATAACATCAGCCCTAAGTACGTTTGGTGATGCCCCTGCTACGGCTGGAGGTTCAGTAGAACTTACATTAAATGGCGGCTCTGAGGCAATGCCTTTGCCGCTGACAGACCCTACCGCAGAAACTTGGTGTAATTTAACGCCAGTGGTTCAAGTACCTGAATATAAATTATTTGAAGTAAACCCGCCAGATTTAACGGTTTCATTAAGCAATTCAGATCGAACAATAAATGTTGTTAGTGACAATATCAACGATTCTGATTATTTTTATTCTGCTGGTTGGCCCGTTTCGCTTATACCCATCACACAAGAAAACCCAAACGGCAATACTTTTGAATTTGAAGTAAATCAAAACACTACGAGCATAGGTTCTTTGTTGTTATTAGTAACATCTCAAACTGTATTAAGTACTCAACACATCATGGCATTTTCTGATACATCAAACGATAAATACCACATGAGCATAGATGGCGGTTTATTAATGACTACGCCTATAGCAGCGGGGGACGTGGTTGCTATGCAAGTTTTTGATAACGGCGCGGCGGCTTCAGATATCGGCTTTGTGTTTGCCCCTTCTGGCGGCACTCCTTTTGTGCTTGATACCTTTAGCGCAAGAGCTATTGATAAATTTACATTCGCTGCTGCAAGAACAGGGGGTTTTCCGGAGGCAATATCTAATGATCTGAGCATGACTTTCAATGGCAAAGAAGCTGATTACAGTTTTTCTAATTATCGGTCCGGCTCTGTAGATTACGAAGGCGACCCAATGCCAAGCAAAGTTTCACCATATACGAGAGTAGCAACTTGGTATGATCTTACATTTAATGTAAATCACAACACAGCGGGAATGACCGCAATAGTCAGCGGAGGTGGAAAAACATTAACATGCACTAGCTCAACTGCTGTTATGATTCAGGCTAGAGCTACATGCTCATCAGGAATTAAACCTAATACTGGTGTGGTTGCTGCTATGATGGGTATAACAACAGCCGATGCGTCAGGAACAGCACCAGAATTTAAGCTGACTGGGCTAGGTAATTCAACAATAGAAGTAGGTCATATAAGAATAGTCAGTGACGGTACAGATATAATACTAAGCATAAGAATACATAACACAACGACTGACACAGTTATAGCCTCTTCTACATCATTCAGTAGCGGTGATGTCGTGAGTCTTGAGCTTGATACCGTTGCACTTACTGCAAAAGGAATATATTTTGATGGTGTAACTGTCCATTCTACTGCTGCGGTCAGTTATGACGGGACTGGCGGCGAAGCTAAGACACTTTATCTACCCGCCGGAGGGGTAGAAGACTTACAGATAGGTGAGTTTTGTGTATTAGAAAATCAAAACTTAAACACAGATATGAACGCGACAGTTAAAGCAGCACTAACAGCCGGAGCTGTTGATATTTTAGGAAACACCATATGATTTTAATTATAAAAAAAACTAAAGAATACCCTTTAGAAATCGCTATACCTATACTTGAAGAGGATGGAAGACCAAAAGATAACTCTTTGGCCATACGAGTTTTTGACGATCCAGAAAATTACAAAGACAAATATGAGATATTATGAGTTTTGATGCTTTAAATGAGCTAATAGCCCCTTTAATAGCCTTTGTCGCTTCAATGACTGCCTTGGGTGGTGTTGTGGCGTATTTAAAGAAAAACATGAATCAAGGTATGGCTACAAAAACGGAGCTGTCAGAGGGGTTAGAGAGCGTTAAAAAGTCTAATCAGAATTATACAGATATTAAGCTTGAAGACTTGGATAAAGATCTGGATGAAAAAGATTCATCAAATAAAAAATGGCTTGGTACTATTCAAGATAAGCTGGAAACGGCGAAAGAAGATATCAAGGGTTTAGAAACGGCTATCGATTTTTTAAAAAAATAGGTTTTATATGGACATCACAGGAAAAAGAAAAATCATAATGATGGGTATATCATATTCTTGCGTTTCTATATTGACGCTTGCTTATATATTTGTGATGGCTCATCTAAAATTAGAGCCCTCATCTACTGTTTTGATGGTTATTTTCGGCATTCTTGGCGGTGGTCATATGACAGCAAACCAGGCGAACAGCCACGAACATAAGAAAAATGTTTAATCAATACAAGATATATATATTGCTTGGTGCATTTGCGGCATCAAACTTATTTACAGCTTGGGCAACGTATCAAGTACAATCAGGGAAAAACGCTAAAAAGGAAATTCAAGTAATAATTGAAAAGGTTGATAATCACAATGAGGATATCATCACACTGGCGAAACATTCAGAAACAATTGCAAAAATGGAGAGAGAGTTTGAGCGGTCGATTCGCGCTATTCCTCGGGTTAATACTATTAATAATTGCTCTGTTGATGAATTCAAGCGGGTGTACAACGAAGCCAACCGAGCTGCTAATTCAATGTCTATCAAGGACTGAGGGGCGTGTGTGTAAGGATTTAGTTGATTGGACGGATGATGGAAGTGCATTTATTGAAAATGCTTCTAGTTATTATGAGTGTAAATCTTTGCTTTTGATGGCTCAAGAAGACATTAAGCAATGCAATGATTAGCCTTTTAGCTTTTCTCTAATAAGTATCAATGTATATATTCCGGCTAATGTAGAGACAATTAGCGGCATAAATACATGCAGAGAGGTATAATCAACGGCGCAACTTTGAGATGTAACGTAAATGGCTGAGGCTGGTCCCGATCCTACAGCCAAACCTTTAAGGGTCGCTGTCCCTTCGATTGCGTTTTGATGGTCCATGTTTAAAAAACCCTCTGTAGATGTGGATAGTTATTGAAGCGAATAAATAAATGCCTAGAGAGATATTCCCTAATTCGCTTAAAATTATCTGTGACATATCCATCAAGCAACCTTGTAGGCATTGCTAACAGTACGGTTATCTCAGCTATCGTTGTGAGATATGTTGCACGTTCGTATAAATCAAAGCCTGAATCAATTTCTAAATAACTAAAATTGATCATACCTAAGATGTTGATAAATATACATGATGTCATAATGCCACATATTACCATAGACCAATTCCTTTGTGAATTTTGCAAGCAAACAAGGATTATTATGGCGGGGGGAATAATTGCCATAAGGTAGAAGTTTATTCCTTGAAAATCAGTAAAACAGTTGAGTAAATTCACCCAAAAAAAGAGGGAGGCTATATCTGCCTTTCTTTCATCGTTAGAGTTGATAATAAAAAGAATAAAAAAAATAGAGGCAAATAAGAGCATTATTTCCTTTTTGACTTGCTAGATTTAGCGGTTTTTTTAGTTTTCTTGCTCTTTCTTGGTGCTTTCTTGCCATTATTCATTGACATTTAACATCTCCTTATGATTGATTTATATAATTGTAACAATAATAAATATAATATTATATATTTAATCGACCACCTCTTTTGTTTTTTTTGTTTTATAAAAAATCAAGAGCATAACTAGCATAAAGAGCTTCATCAAGAGCATTACGAGCATCAAGAACTTTATCACAAGCTTCATCAAGAGCATGATCAGCTTTATCATAATCAGCACGAGCTTTATCACGAGCATCAAGAGCATCATTAGCTTTATCACGAGTTTTATTAAGAGTATCGTGAAGTTTTTCTATTTCTGTCTGCATAATTAATTCTCCTTATCTATGTTTTGCATTACATCCAGCATTCTTATGTGATCGTAAGGCGAATCAAGCGCATCACACAAAGCCTCTTCTAGCCGTATAATTGAGTCAGTGTCGGTGGTTGCAAAGCTGCCATCTTCAGTACAAACATCACCAGCTCTATACTCGCAAACTAATACAGCCTGTTTTAAAACCTCTTTTACTTTTTTCTGTAACTGCTCTAACTCTTTTTTAGGAGTATACATTTCTCCATTGTGGTATATATCAACCATAATCATTCACCTTATTTGTTAAGCGCTCAATCTATCCATGAATTTTGTAGAACCTTAAACCCACCAAAATAGCCTTTAGCTTTTTCAATGTCGTTTTCGTCTAGCGCCTGCTCAATCAGCTCAAGCCTAAAAATCTCGTGATCCAAAGACCATGCCCTACAATAATCACTTTGAGCCGCACCTCTCATGGCTTTTAGGCTTTCTGGTGTGTCGATTTTAAAAACTAAAGTTACGTATTTATTCATAATTAATTCACCTTATCTTTTATGTGTATAAGTATTTCTTGATAAAATCACTTGCCTTTCTTATATCGTCAAATTCTTTTATTGTTTCAGTGAACCAGTAAGCATAAATTACAGCGCAAAACTTTTTATCCCCCATCCACATATAAGCCTCTATCCAATAATCAGATACACCACTTTTCTTTTTAGGTGTTGCATCTCTTATGATTCGCTTTTTGAGAAAATGGTAGTCAGCTATACCTTCTTGTATAGTCTCAATTTTTAATGTGCTCATCATTCATTCTCCTTATCTGTTAAGCCTTTTTAGTTCTCGCTCAATGTTTGCCATCCAATCATCTAACTGCTTCATATGCTGCTTATGTGCTTTGATGGCTTTATGCTTGCACTGCCATATATGCCGTATTTGGCTTTCCATTTGATACGGCATTAATCTCTCTCGCTCGTCAATCGGCAATTCATTCCACAATGAATCATGTTCGTTTGGTGGCTTTTTCATAATCAATTCACCTTATCTGTTAAGCGTGTGGTTCCACTCTTTTAAACTGCAATACATTATCCGGCTTTTCCGGTGCTTCTGTCATAGCTAGGACAATTAAGGCGGGAGATATTGCCGCAAGTATTATTAAGTTCTTCATACATTACCTTTACTTGTTATGGTGTAGGGGTTAACTCTTCTTTAGCGCACCTTTTAATATCTTCCATAGCCTTTTCATCGGTTTCAAAAAACCTTGGGGGTGAAACTTTTATCTCAGATGATGCGTTATAAATTTGCAAGGCAGCAAATCCAGTAGAAGTTTTACGTTCTAATTCCTTACCTTCTCTCCCTGCTAAATTAACCACCCATCCTGCTCGGCAATGCGTGGTTTCACATGTATGCCATGTGGACATATCCAAGGCGTTATCTTGTGATACAACCTCTAATACTTGGTTATGGATATTTTCTATTTTTGGGATTTTCATTCCTGCTTTTTTGTCGCCTGTTTGGCCAGAGCAGCGATAGCAGTCAAAGCAGTCAAAGCAGTCAGAGCAGTCAAAGCAGTCAGAGCAGTCAAAGCAGTCAGAGCAGTGAGAGCAGTCAGAGCAGTCAGAGCAGTCAGAGCAGTGAGAGCAGTCAGAGCAGTCATAGCAGCCATAGCAGTCAAAGCAGTCAGAGCAGCCATAGCAGCCATAGCAGTTCCAGCAAGCTTTATTTGTTAAGTTGTCCTTTTCAAAGTTCGGGTGCAATTCTGCAAACTCCTTACTAACACCATTTTCGTTTCTATCTTCTCTTTTTAAGAAGTCTTTATAGTTTTCATAAATTTTAGTTTTCATACATTACCTTTTAGGTTGATTTAGTTCTACGTTTCCCCTTACAACACCCTCTTATTAATGCTTCTAACAATTACATATTTACCAACATACCTAGAAGCAAGATTACTGCTTGTTTGTTTGTTGCCAAATAGTTCAGAAAGTTCTCTTGCTTGTCCGATTGTTAAATCATCAATATTCATTGTGTACCCCTTTTTTATTTATAAATAGTAAATATCATTAATGAGCCTCTACACTTAAAAGTACCTTTAGCACTGTATAAACCTTGAGCTATGAGCTTTTCTCTTAGTTCTCGATATGAACTAGCTGTTATCTTTATCATTGTATTCTCCTAATACCATCACCATTCCTTCTCTAACAAGCTGCGAGAAGGTTTTACCTGTTTTACGTGCTAGCGCCTTAACTTTAAGTATCAAGCTCCTAGGCGCTCTTACGTCCATTTTAACGGCTCTTTCTTCTTCTGATACTTTCATTAATACCTCTTTTATTTTCGTGTCATACTTTTTTTAAATAAGGTAATTGCTTACTTTATTTAGTTTTAGTTTAATACTGAATTTCAACCGCAGGTTTTTTGTTTTTGTAACTTCTCATTACTGCGTTTTTTTTGACATCTAAAAATATTTTATTGTTGTTTTCCCCGAAATTTGATTTCATAAGATTTTTTTCTTCTTGCAAAATGTTCAAAATTTCGTTGCTAATATATACTCGCTCCATGTCGTTTTTAACCCATTCTTTTCCACCTAGATCTATAATTTTGCTTTTTAAATCATCCATTTTGTTTTCCCCTTTGTTTGTATGGTTCCTATTGTACGCACATTATAGTATTTGTACACACAAACTATATACCAATATCTTATAAAAACTACTTTCTGCCTATGAAATGGTTATAAGCATTCTTGATAGCTTCAGACTCGGAGCTAAACATTCCTAGCGGCTTGGCTGTAGGGCTAAATACATGATACAAAACTCCTTTTACCTGCCCTATCGAATAGCCTTCAGCTAATACTTTTTTATACTTATTCTCAGTTTCGGGAGTCATGACGCTTTTTTAATATCCTTGCTTTTTTGTTAAATATCCTTTTTACCCTTTCACAGTAAACACGATCAAACTTTTTATAAGCGTTGTTAGTCTCGATTGCCTCAACCTTTTCTAGCCCTATTCGCTTAATTAATCGAGGTCTATATTCTACGATATTTCCCGATAAGTAACGATTACAGTGCTTACATTGCTTATGGTTGTTATCTAGGTTAAATCTTAAGTGTGGGGCGCTTCCTCTGCTCCTGTAGTGGCCAGCATCCCATTCATTTGGGTCTTGGTTAGCTGGTTTGTCACAGCTTATACAAGGATTATCAATGTCTCTCAGGCGTACATAAGTATTTATACTTACTTGAGCCTCAGCTATCCATTCTGATATTTTCTTATTCTCTTTGCGATACTCTAGCTTATCCTTTCGCGCTTTCTTCTTCTTATTCTGGCTAACTAATTCTAAGGCGCATTTAGGAGAGCAAACTTTAGTAAGTGAGTTAAACGGCTGAAACTTAGCTTTACATACAGCACACTTCTTAAGCTTAACTTTCACCAATCAGCCCCCGCTAAGATAAAAAGTAGTATTAGTGTAAAGCCTATTATTATTTCTTTAGTCATTATGTGATTCCATTATCGCCCGGCCAATTAATTCTGGAATTTGAGGAACAACAGCATTACCTAAGCATCCAAATCTGTGTGTAACATCGGGAACCCCATTAGAATCTCTACCCATTTGGCTTCCATCCACTGCCCATCCAAATCTGGAAAGATGGTCGGCCCCCATTCTTCTATGTTCGAGTGATAATCTTCTCGAGTCCACCACTTGCGCCACATGCTTTTCCTTGGGGTAGGACAATATCCATACTCTGTCTCTAATCGTGGGTATTCCAACAAAGTCAGGCTGTATACAGTGCCATTCCGCATCATACCCGACCTCGGAAATGTCTGAGAGAACTCGTTGAAACCATCCTCCGCTGTCTCCAGAAAGGAGTGCTGTGACGTTTTCATATATTGCATATTTGGGCTGAATCTCCCTAAGTAGACGGGCGCACTCGCTCCACAAGCCCGACCTGGTTCCCTCTTCAATACCGGCTTGATTTCCTGCAACACTGATATCTTGGCAGGGGAATCCTCCTGAAATAACGTCAATTGGTCCTCTGTAGATTTCTTGTCCATCGTCATAAAGCACCTCATCTTTATAGTTAAGTTTTGTAACATCTTTAGCAATTGGAATACCGGGCCAATTCTTAGCTAATACCTTTCTTGGATAATCTTCTATCTCACAAAAAGCTATAGTTTCCATTCCGGAACTTTCTAAACCTAAGCTAAACCCCCCAATTCCTGCGAATGTGTCAAGCAATTTCATTAATCAACCTCACTACGCTTAATCAAACTCCAATACCTTAAGGAAATCTTGCTCTGTCATGCCTCTACCGTATCTACTTAGAAATGCGGTTACACATCGGCTAAATAGCTCTTGAAACTCTAATTCTTCCATTTCCTCAAAATTGATGCTTTTAGGCCAGTATTGAACAATAGGTTCGCCCCCTTTCTTGTCGGGTATAATCACCGTTTCAAAGTGACCGCCTAGCATTATCAGGTGCTTTCTCCATATTTCAGGGCATTCAAAGCAATCTTGAATATCAAAGGTTACATTTCTAAGCTCAAAGAATCGCTTCAAGTTTCGATAATTCCTACCCTTAATACACTCTACCATTGCATCCGTTTCTATTTTTTTAAATAGCTTTTCTGCTTCTGGTGAGTCGGGGAATAAACCCCCGTTAGCTTTCTTGAATGTTGCTTTCATTTACAAAATCCTGTACATCACTCAATAAAATAACCGTTTCTCTTATTAGGTCTTCATACTCTTCTAGTAGATTGTCAATCATATTTTACAATGCCTCACTAGCATCTCTTTACTAACAAGCCCGTATTGATAAAGCTCTCTAATACACTTATGCCTAGCCTTGATCGCTCTAATTCTAGCCATTTGCTCTTTAGTTAAATTAGGGATATCTATTTTTTGCTGTCTCATCCGTTAAAACCTCCACTATTTGATTGCTCTTTGTGCGGCTCATAATTTGTATTGGGTAGTAAATTGTCGAACCTGCTTAAGTGTAACTGGCTAGAAAGCAAGTCCGAACCCGTTTCACCGTTTCTAAACTTAGCAGTATTAAATTCAGCTACGCCTTTGTTATTAAACCCGTCAGGATAATAAACCTCATCCCTATATATAAATCCTATAATATCGGCATCCTGCTCAATTGCTCCCGATTCGCGTAAATCAGACATAAGAGGGCGTTTATCCTTTCTAGCCTCTAACCCTCTGTTTAATTGGCTTAGAGCTATTACAGGGCATCCCAATTCCTTAGCTAGTAGTTTTAAACCTCTCGATATCTCGGTTATTTGATTAGTTCTACCCTCTTTAGACTTACTAGAAATAAGCTGAAGATAATCAATAACGACTAAATCAATGGAACCATGTTTAATTTGATGGCGTTTACATTTAACAGTTATTGTTTGAACTGTCTGATAACCACTATCATCTATAAATCTTTTCTTGTCCTTCATTTGGCTCATAGCAAGAGTTAAAGTGGACCAGTGCTCTTCTTGTAAATCACCAGTTTTTAATCTCTGTAGATGAATTTTAGACAGGCTGGCTAGTGATTTGTCTAATAATTGCTGCCTTGGCATTTCCATACTAAATACAAGAACATTCTTGCCGATCATCGCGTTATGATCAGCTATATTAATAGCTAGTGTCGTCTTACCCATTGCTGGCCTTCCGGCTAAAATGACTAAATCAGCAGGTTTAAAACCATAAAATCTTGCATCTAAATCATCAAAACCAGTCGATAAACCATCAATCCCTTTGTTATCCATTCTGCGCTGCAATTCATCAAGATAACTGCCTAATTCCTCATTAATTCCTACCTCTTTAGAATCACCCTTTTCATTGAACTTATTTATCAAATTTTGGGCTTTTCCTAATTTCTCATCAAAGTCACCGTAGGATTCGCCTATTAATGCTATTTCCTGCCCCATAGCGGTTAATTCAGCACTTAGGCTATCCCTACGTATTACCTTGGCATAAATATCACTGTTAGAGGCTGAAAAGTAGCTATTAAGGATTTCGACTAATATATCAAAAATGATGGTGTTTTCAGGATGATGTTTAGTTATGTAATCAAAGAATGTGGTTGTGTCGATAAATTGGTTAGATGCTTGCATGTTTAGCAAACCTTCCCAAAGTAATGAATGATTATGGTTTAGGAAGTCTTCGGGCTTTAAATCTACCTCGATTAGCTGTTTAGAGTCTCTAACCATGTTCCCAATTATATTGATTTCTGCTTCATTGCTCATTGGTAGCCTCCCTCTGTGTTTTTAATATAACTCTTGACTCTGATTAACATATCGAAATCTGCTTTGTATTTATCAGTAGAGCCATTCAGGAAAGGTACGCCAGCACAGTATTTAAAATAATTATTCCAATGCTCGATATCTAATTTTTTAGAATGCTCAATTAGTTTTTTAATAGCTCGTTTTCTATCGGGTGTAATATTCTCAAGTTTAATAATTCCTCTACCTTCAACATAGTTAGCAAAGTTATTATTATAAGATTCGACAATTTGCGGGTAGGGTATCTTTTCCTTTGGTTCTTGGTTCTTGGTTATTGGTTCTTGGTTCTTGGTTATTGGTTCTTGGTTCTTGGTTATTGGTTCTTGGTTGTGAACACCTGAACTACATTTGTTCAACACCTGTTCAACACCTGTTGAATTGCTAGAACCCTTTTGTTTATTGGCTTTGCGGGCCTTAGCACTTGCCTTGCCTGCTTTACTCTTGTTATGTATTGAATTTTGATATGTATCAATAGTGTTTTGGCAACGGTTGTTAATGTAACCTTCTTCAGTCTCAGTAAAGAACTCTTGCAACACCTGTTCAACGGCTGTTATCTCTTCTAATGATATGGCTAATATCTTTCGGCAAAGCAATACAATATCCAGACTTAAAGGCTGTTCTGTGTCATAATAATGCTCTATTAAATCGCGGTATATACTACGTTCTATGCGGTTTAAATGTCTGGTAGCGTGGTTAAAATCGCCTATATGATGAGGGTAATAATTCATTACTACTAATCCTGTTTTTTCATTCCTCTAGCATTAAAAAAATAGGGGGATTATAAATTAGGCAAGGAATCGAAAACCTAATTTACCAATCGGAGCTTAACCCGAAGCCCCCATGACATAAATTATACTTAACAAGCTATGTTATGCAATAGGTTTATAACTACCATCTCATCATTATTAAATCATTAGTACGTTCTATATTTGATTTATCTTTTTTACTAATAGAAATGCTTCTTGTTGCGTATGGCTTTCTCTCTCTAATATCAATATTATACCTTTTGCAAATATGCCTAAAATTGTCATTTGTAGTGCCAAGACTAGATGCTGCTTCACTTCTTGTCATGGTTTTGGCGGCATTAATTACCTCGTCTATTCTATCTTTCCAGTTTTCTTTTTTCATAATTCCCCCTAAAATAATGTTAATTCATTTGACTCTATAACAGCGTCTTCATGGTTTTTAGCATTCAAGTTAAAATAGCTTTCTTTTAATTCTATGCTTATAGATTTTCGACCATTTTTAATAGCACAAAAACCCTCACTACCTATACCGCCAAAAGGGCTTAAAACAGTATCACCCTCATTAGAATATAAATGTAAAATCCTTTCTATCGTATCAAGCTGTAAAGGACATATATGCTTCTCATCATTCCCATCGCGGCCTGATCTATATTGAAGTGTTCTTGAATAATCAATATCATACCAAACTGGGCTAGCGTATTTTTGCCATAAATCAACTGGCAGATAATCTCTTTCTTCTGGATTGGTATCCTGGTGGGTTATTGGGTTTTCGTTTCCATCACCATTCCTAAAAAACAATATATAATCAGGAATACCAACACGACTCATAACAGAGTCTTTTTTTATTGTTTTATGCAAAAGACCTAAGCTTTTAGTCCTTTGCATTTCTGTAACTGGATTTTTCCATATCGTTGTTCTAGCATGATATATAAAACCTTCTTTAATAAACCAGTCAACTAACATGCCGCTAAAATCTCTTAAGCCAATAAATCCTTCTTTACCCTTCTGAATAGGAAGGTCCATACAATGAATAGCGCATATTCGACCGGGTTTTATAACTCTTTTTAATTCTGGTATTAAATATTTAAAATGATCTTCGAATTGTTTGTAATTAGATACATTACCCATGTCCTCAGCTTTATCAGAATAAACATATAATTCAGCAAAAGGTGGGCTAAAAACTGATAGATCAACACTATTATCAGGTAATTTTGCAACCTCTTTAACACAATCCCCATTTATTAAATGATAATTTTCTTTTTTTATTTCTTTAGTTTTAACTTCCATTGGTTTGCTCACTTTATAATTTTTATCTGCGCTGTATTTAGTCATTTCTTTAATCATAGAAAAATGTTTTTCTTGTTTATCTAAAATGCTCTGCCTTACGTTTATCTGTGATTCAGGAATTAATAAATGAACTTTAACTTTCTCTGTTTGCCCGAATCTATAACACCTTCTTACTGCTTGATAGAAAGCTTCAAATTTAAAATCATAAGAACAAAAAACCATGTTAAAACAATTTTGATAATTCATGCCAAAGCTTGCTATGCTCGGCTTAGTTACTAAAACTCTAAATTCATTATTAGCAAAACCCACAAGCTTATCAGCTTTATATTCAGGTTTATCGCTACCTTGAACATTAAAACTACCCTCTATTTTTTTAGATAATTTATCAGTTTCAGCATTTTGCAACCCCCAAATTATCCATTGCTCATCATTAGAATTTACTAACTCAACAGCCTTATTAATTCTATCTGGCATTGATCGCCTTAAATCTTTATTGATATCGGTTGCGCTTACTCCAACATTCCCAAATAAATCATCCGATTCATTCTCAACAGGTATAAAATGTTCTATATATTCAATTTCAGGAAGGTTATAACCATTATCATCAAAACCTAAAGATTTAGGATTATCTAAAGCAATAGACCAATCAGATACGAATTGCCAAAAATTATCAGCGGCATGTTTTCTTAATCTCCATTTTGAAGTTTCACCACCATCATGCACAAAAAACATAGATAACATTTCCAAATAAGTCATAGCGCCTAGAAATTCAGAATGCTGCCCTAATTCCATATGATCATTAGGTGATGGCGTAGCGGTGCAAGCTAATTTATATGGAGTATTAGAAAACGAATCAATAATAAGCCTAGACATTTTTCCATCACGCCCTTTTAGAATGCTGGATTCATCTAAAACTATTCCTGAAAAAAGGGATGGGTCGATATTTTTTAACTGTTCATAATTGGTAATATATATTCCAGAGCCTATAACATCTGTTTTTAGTTCATTTATTTCTATATCGAATTTCAATCCTTCAGATATAGTCTGTTTACAAACAGCCAAAGGAGCTAAGATTAATACAGGCTTATTAGTTTTAATAGATACTTGATGCGCCCAGTCTAATTGCATAATAGTTTTACCTAAACCGCAATCAGCAAAAACAGCAAACTTACCCTTAGATAGTGCAATTTGAACTATATATTTTTGGAATTCAAACTCATTTATATTTAATAGTTCATTATCAATATCGAATCCACTAGATATAAAGTCTTTCTTTTTGGTTTTTATAAAATTATCATATTCCATTATTTATCACCTTTTTCATAAAGTTTAATTAACTTGAAAGCATACTCAAAGCTTCTAATCTTTAGTATATAAGTGCGGTTTATATCGTTATACCAAGACCTATTAGTTCGGCCAAATTTAGGCACAAATACTCTATCTATAAATGCTTCTTTAGACTCATTTTTACGCTTGAAATTGTTATAATATTCTTCTTGTGTGTATAGCATGTTTTATCCTCAGTTGAGTTTGTACAATAACAGCATTGCAAAATAATTCAATAATTAGTTGCAAATAATTTCAAAGACATGTTAAGATGTAATCTAACAAAGGGGAAAAACAATGAAAAAATGCAGAGTATCAGAAGAAACAAACGCTTATATAAAAGCTCAAAACTGGGAAGTAAGCGAAGAGCTAGAGTTTCAAAGCCGGGTAACTGGTTATATATTAGAGAACATCTTAACGGATGCCAGGGAATTATCTTGTCATACAGAGTTAAGCATAGATGAGGCTCAAGCAGTAGTTGATTTATATCAATCGCTGCCTATGAAAAACGGCGTTCCTATGACTTTTGGAGCGTCAAAAGTAGAGCGTAATGCCTGGAATCTTATCAAGATAACTTATGTAGAATGTGACCATATTAGAGATATAGCAGAGGGGAAACTGTAATGGAAAAGACACATTATCGAAAAGTATTTAAAAGCGATCATTTAGGAGTAGCTGATTTAGAGGATTTAATAGAAACTAAATCAAACATGATTTTCACAATTCGAGAGGTTAAACAGGAAAACGGTGTAAGGGTAGCAGGAAAGAAGGGTAATTTTAACATAGCTTACTTTAATGAGAGTATTAAGCCCTTGGTTTTAAATGCTGGTAACTCAAAGGTAGTTAAAAAGCTAGCAGGGGGCTCTTCATTTATTGAAGACTGGAAAGGGTTGCTTATACAGCTCTATATTGACCCCAAAGCATCTTTTGCTGGTGAGGTAACTGGTGGAGTAAGAATTAGCCCAAACCCGCCTAAGCAGAAGATCACAATCACCCAAGAGAACCCTAAGCTATGGCAGAACGCAATAAATGCTTATGTTAGAGATGGGAATTTTAACGCTGTATTAGAAAGGGCTGATATTACAAAGGAAAATCAAGATTTAATTATAAAGGAATGCGCTAATGTTTGATTTCCATGATGTTGAGCAGAACACAGATGAATGGTATCAGCTAAGAGGGGGCAAGCTAACAAGCTCAAACCTTGGAAAAATTATGGCTAACTATGGCAAAGCCTTTGGCGAACCTGCTAAAAAGTACGCTGTAGATATAGCAATTGAGCAGATAACAGGGCAAGCCATAGCTTCTAATTACACAAATGAGCATATGCAAAGAGGCCATGAACAAGAGCCAATAGCTAGAATGCTTTATGAGCAAGAAACATTTTGTGATGTTTCAAACGGTGGGTTTTTTGGCAGTGATTTTGTAGGGTGTAGCCCAGACGGACTGGTTTCTGAAGATGGAGTTGTAGAGATTAAATGTGTAATAGGCTCCGTGATGTTTTCCAATATTAAAAGAATGAATGTTGACCCTGCCTATAAGTGGCAATGTATAGGAAATGTTAAGTTCACTGGCAGAAAATGGATAGATTTTGTTAGCTATTGTGCAGACTTCCCAGAAGCTAACAGGCTGTTTATATATCGTTTAAATGCTGGTGATTTAGAGGATGAATTTAAAATGATAGATTCTCGGATAGCTGAATTTAAACTTTTAGTATGTGAGACAAAAAGCAAGATATTAGATACTAATTATATTAATCAAGGCTAGATAAAGAAATATTAACTAAAATGAAATCAATGAATAAGGGGTAGGTTATGAGTACATCAATTAGTATAGTTGAATATGATGAGATTAGCAGTCAAATAGATACGGTTAAGGAGACAGCAAACTTTTTGCCCGATGTGTCAACGGATGAGGGGTATCAGAAATCCAAGAGGGTATCTTTAGATATTGGCAAGTTACTAACAGCCTTAGAAAAAACTAGAAAGGAGCAGAAGGCCCATTTTATTGAAGGTGGCAGACAAGTTGATATACAAGCTAAGTCAATAGTTGCTAAATTAGAAGAAATACAAATACCTCATAAAGAGGCTTACAAGGAGTTAGACAATCTTAAAAAGCAGCGTGAGGAAGATAGGAAATCAAATATAAGGGATAAGACTGATATTATAAATATTATAGAAAATTTGAATAAAGATTCTGATTTTGACTTTGAGGAATTTACTACTGGCGCAAAACAGGCCGTTGAAGATGCTTTGAAAACATTAAATAAGATGCAGTCAAGAAAAGAAAAAGAAGAAAATGATGCTGAGGATGCTAAGGAACAAGCCGCTAAGGAAGCTGAGGAGGTAGCTAAAAGAGAATCTAATAAGAAGCATATTGGAAAAATAAGAAGAGAGGCTAAGGATTGCTTGATAGCTTGCGGTTTATCTGAGGAGATAGCAAAAGAGGTTGTTTTAGCTATTCACAAAGGGAACATTAAAAACGTACAAATTAAATATTAATTAGGGGTATAAAATGAAGATAATAGAGTGGCTTGGGCTAGCTCAAGAAGCTAAAGAGTTTAGTATAGTTTTGGTTTCAACTGAGAACAAAATACATAAAAACGATATTGAAACTTTATCGATAAACATAAATTTATACACTCAGTTTGCAATAGAAGCCCATAGGATTAAATCTAAAGGCAGGCATCATTACAGTGCTAGAACGATTATAGAGTTTTTAAGGCATGAAACTGCGATACATGACAACAATTTAGATTTTAAAATAAATAATAATATAGCTCCATTGCTTGCTAAAGTTAGCATGTTGATGTTTCCAGAGCTGAAAGGGTTATTTCACACTAGAGATCAGAGGGCGGCATAAGATGAGCAATTTAAATCAGTGTAATTTTATAGGGCGATTGGGAAACGAACCTGAAACTAGGTTTACTCAATCAGGAAAAGCAGTAACAAATATAAGTATTGCTATCAGTGAAAAGTACAAAGATAAGAACACAGGACAGCAAGTAGAAAAGACTGAATGGGTAAAAATTGCCGCCTTTGATAAGCTTGCAGAAATCATGCAAGAGTACTTAAAAAAGGGGGATTTAGTGTATATAAATGGTAAAATGAGGACTAATAAATATCTCGATAAAGACGGTAAAACCTGCTATTCAACAGAGATAATAGCTAATCAAATGCAGATGTTAGAGGGTAAAGGGGAAAGCTCAAAACCCAAAGTATCTGTCAATAATTCTAGCGGTGTAACTGTTGGCGACAATGTAATTCAGGTAAATAATAATTTAGATGACTTTGACGACGACATCCCTTTTTGATGGCTATCATTTTAAAGAACACATAGGCGGCCTTTCACCGTCTACCCAGTGGAGGCCCCTGCCATTGTGTAAAGTGGGGCAATTAATTTAAGAGGAAAACATGAAGCCTGAAACGAGCCCAATAAAAATGATGCCGCCTAATAGCTTAGATAGTTTTAAAAAGCTTTTGGCAATAGTTATTAAGCGGGAAGGGTCCATAAAAAAAGGTTGCAAAAAAGTGGGGATATCGCATCAAACGCGGCTTAAACTTTTGAAAGAAAACAAGCTTTCAAGCATGACAGCTAGAAAGATAATAAAAACTTACGAGGGTTAACATGTATAAATTCGGTGCAAGGTCACAACAAAAACTAAATACCTGTCACAACGACATACAGGAGGTTTTAAACGAAGCCATACAAATAATAGATTTTACAGTTTTATGCGGTCATAGAGGCCAGAAGGAGCAAAATGACCATTTTCATGCGGGTAGGTCAAAGGTTCAATATCCAGATTCCAAGCATAATTCAATGCCTAGCATAGCTGTAGATGTAGCTCCCTATCCGATTGATTGGAATAATATAGAGAGATTTGCTCAATTAGGCGGGATTATCAAAGGAATAGCGCATAGCAAAGGTATTAAAATACGATGTGGATTTGATTGGGATGGTGACGGAGATATCACAGATCAAAGCTTTATGGATTGGCCGCATATCGAGCTTATTAAATGATGGATAAACTAGAATTTAAAGGGGTAACAGTGGAGCCTCTAAAAGAAGATTATCTTATAACAAATGAGTTTGGTGATATAGCAGTAATAACAGAAGAAGAACTAGAGCTATTATTTGAAAAGGCTCTAAATGATTATATAACTAAGATAGTGTAATAATAGATTTAATTAATACACTACCTTTTTAATTAAGGGGTATCAGTGAGCCTACTTAAACCAATAGACAAGGAGCTTAACCCTTGCATAAACAAGTGCTGCCCTAACCTTAAAACGTGCTTAGGGTGCGGTAGAAACGAGCTAGAGCGCCTAGAATGGGCATCTTATAGCGATTCTAAAAAACGTAGGATAAGCAAGGCTAACAATGACCACGAAAAAAAAACAAATATTGAAACTAACATGCTCAAGATGCCAGGTTAAGATAACAACTAACCGATATGGCCACACTAAAGACTTTGGCAATGTGACCTATCAAAATAAAACTATTTGCCCGAATTGCAAAAAACAAGGGAGCTTAATAATAGTGAATGTTTAACTTTTATCAAAACGTGCTAGAATAAACATAGGGATAAGCCCTAAACCCTTAGAGGGTAATCAAACAAAAGGTATAGAGATGCCTGATTTAAAAAAAGTAGTCGGTGAGGATTTTGTAGTAGAAGAAGTTATATTAAAAGAGTCTACAACTAAAAATACAAAATCACAGACAATAAGAAGAAAAACTACTCAATGCATTGTATTAGAATGCGGCCATAAATATAAAATAACGGATGTTTACAAGAAGCGTAAGCAAAAAAGAATGCAATGCTCGTACTGCGAGAGAGAGGCAAAATAGAGATGCCTAAGCTAACAGCAAAGCAAGAAATGTTTTGTAGAGAATACCTAATTGATCTGAATGCCAAACAAGCCGCTATTCGTGCGGGTTATAAAGAAAACAGTGCTAAAGAGCAAGGGTGTGAAAACCTAACCAAACCTAACATTCAAGAGTATATTCAAGAACTTAAGAAGCCTAGAGAGGAAAAGCTTGGAATTGATGCTGAATGGGTACTTAAAAGAGCTTTAAGGATAAACGATAAATCTCTTGAAGAAGATGATAATGGAGAATGCTCAAACTTAGCAGCGGCTAATAAATCTCTAGAGTTAATTGGAAAGCATATAAGCGTAGATTGTTTTAATAATAACTTAAAAGTATCAGCGGATATAAAACTTACTGATATGTCGGATGAGGATTTAGATGCGGAGCTAGCTAGTCTTGATAACTAGAGAGCAGAAGATAAGAAAGATAGAGCTGCTCAGAGAGAAAGATAAGAGAGCCAAGGAAATAGCCTACCTAACCCAATACAATACCCTTTATGATTGGCAGCACCGTTTTAATGCTGCTACAGCCACGTTTAGAGCTTGCTTGCTTATGGCGGCAAACCAAGTAGGAAAGACCCGAACAGGAACCACCATTGATGCCTTTCATGCTCTTGGTGATTATCCCGAAGATTGGGATGGGCATATATTTGAAAAGGCCCCTGTTATATGGATATTGGGCTTTTCAGGTGAGAAGACTAGAGATTTATTGCAAAATCCATTGTTTGGTAGGTTTGTAAACGGATCATTTGAGGGGGGATTAATACCATCGTCAAGGATTGTAGATCATAAAACCATGTCAGGAACTACGGGAGCAATGAGAGAGGTCCGGGTAAAACACTCTACAGGCAAGGTATCCACTGTAAAATTTTGGTCATATTCTCAGGGGCAACATGCCCTAATGGGAGATGTTATTGATTGGTATCACATTGACGAAGAGCCCAAAGATAAAAATATTATTCCACAGGTCCAAACCCGAACAGCTAATGGTGATGGTGGTTTGGGTGGTAGAGGTATTATGACATTTACCCCAGAGAATGGACGAACAGAGGTAGTTGTTAAGTTTATGGACAATCCTACCGAGTATGAGTATATGCAAAGGGCTACTTGGGATGATGCTCCACATTTAACGGATGACATGAAAGAGGCTTTACTATCTATTTACCCAGAATGGCAACGGGATATGAGAACTAAAGGCTTACCGTTAATGGGGGCGGGGCTTATCTTTGATATTGGTGATAATTCAATCAAGTGCAATCCTTTTGAATGCCCTGCTCACTGGTATGTTATCAACGGGATGGATTTTGGATGGGATCATCCACAGGCCCACATTCAGTTATGGTGGGATAAGGATACGGATACTTTCGTATTAGCTAGAGCTTGGAAGAAATCAAAAGCTATTCCTGAAGTTGCTTGGGGAGCAACTAAAGAATGGGCTGCTGGCGTACCTACCGCATGGCCTCATGATGGTTTGCAAACTGAAAAAGGATCAGGCAAAGAGCAAAGGGCTTATTATGAGGAGGCTGGTTGGGAAATGCTGCATGATCACGCGACATGGCCAGATGGGGGAAATGGGGTAGAGGCTGGCATAGTTGAAATTTACCGACTTATGGAGCTTGGAAAGTTTAGAGTATTTGATTATTTGCATGAATGGTTTGCTGAAAAGCTTAATTATCATCGTGACGACAATGGAAAAATCGTTAAAATTCAAGATGATTTGTTGAGTGCTACACGATATGCGTATATGATGCGAAGACATGCAATTATGAAATGTGATATTGATTCAGAAGAAGAACACCAAGATGATTATAGAGAATCTAATTCGGGCGGCTATTAATGGATAAGACAAAATCGTTAACTAAATTTTTAAATGATAATATTTTTAATGATATCGATAAGATAATAGGGCTGTCTGAATTGCGCT